ACTACACCTGCTACAACATATCCAACTACACCATCGGAACAATTCCGCTGTGTTCTTACAAACCCTGCTGCAACAACAGTAACTTCTGCAGCAGCAACTCTGACAGTTAATGAATCTGAATTCGTATCTGCACCATCTCAGGTAACTCCTTTTGTTGATCCAGATACAAACAGAACTCTCTCTAGACAACCAGTTATCACAACAACCGCGTTTGTCTCTGAGTATGCTGGATCTACACACTTCTCCAGTTTCTGGAGAATTAGAAGAACTGCAGACAACGTAACTGTCTATGATACTGCTGGAACATTTGCTCAAGGTGACACTGGTAACAAAACTAGTTTCACAGTTTCTAGTGGAATCCTAGATTTTGATACTGCATATTATGTACAGGTCAAGTTTAGAGACAACAATGGTCTTGAGAGTGCTTACTCCACTCAAGCAAACTTTACTACACCATTTGTTGATCAACCAAACATCCAGACTATCACACCAGCATTCAATCCAACAGTTAATGTTGATGCTGCACAGATCAAGTCTGGTTATGTACACACCTCTAGTGACTGGCAGTTCTCACCAAATAGTGCATTCTCTAGCATTGTGCACCAGTCTCTTGGTAACACTGCAAACCTTACATCATATACACTTCCAAATAGTGTAAACCTGAGCGCTGACACTACATATTATGTACGCATCAGATTCAACGTCAATCCACAGTAAACATGGCACAACCTAGCACCAGGCAGGAACTGATTGATTACGCTCTGCGTCAACTCGGTGCACCTGTATTAGAAATCAATGTCGATGATGATCAAATTTCTGATCTGGTAGATGACGCTATCCAGTATTACAATGAGCGTCACATGGATGGTTACATCAGAACCTTCCTGAAAGTTCCTATGTCACAGGTTGTTATTGACACCATGACTACGGATACTGATACAACTGTTACCAGTGCAACATCAGCAGGCACTAGTATCACATATAAAACTCAGAACAACTATATCAAACTTCCAGACTATATCACAGGCGTAGTCAAAGTATTTGATTTTGTTTCTAAGAACGTCACTAACTTGTTTGATGTTCGCTATCAGTGGAGACTGAATGATCTTTGGGATCTTACAAACACAGAGATCCTGACATATGAAATGGTCAATCGTAGATTAGAAGATATCTATTACTTACTTGAGGGTCAGAAGCAGGTTAGATATCAGATGCGTGGTGACCGTTTATATCTTGACATCGACTTTAAAGAAGATGTTGCAGATGGAGACTTCTTAGTTCTCGATTGCTATCGCGCAGTTGATCCATCTGACTTTGCTGCAGTATATAATGACTTATGGGTCAAGCGTTATCTTACTGCATTGATTCGTAGACAATGGGGTGCCAACTTAATTAAGTTCCAGGGAGCACAGTTGCCTGGTGGCATCACTATGAATGGTGAATTTATTTACAATGAGGGCAAAGAAGCAGTCCAGAAACTTGAGGACGAAATGCTTTCTAGTCATGAATTCCCACCAATGGATATGATCGGATGAGAAACGTATTCTTCACACACGGCACTCGCAACGAACAATTCCTTCAGCAGAACCTTGTGGAGGAGTATCTTAAGATGTTTGGAATGGATATTCTATACATTCCCAGGCAACTTATTAGGAAGGATGGCGTGTTCAATGAGGAAATTATTTCTGAGTTTGACGATTCATATGTTATTGAAGCATACCTAGAGAACAATGAAGGATTTCAAGGTGGCGGTGACTTACTGACTAAGTTTGGAATCAGACAAACGGATGAGATTACAATGGTGATCTCACAGCAAAGATTTTCAGATTTAATTTCCCAGTTCTTGCTGTTAGATAAAGATGTAGAAGTAGGAGAAAGACCTCAAGAAGGGGATCTTATCTACTTCCCACTTAGCAGTAACTATTTTGAGATTAAGTTTGTAGAACATGAAGAACCATTCTATCAGTTAGGTAAGGGTTACATATTCAAACTGCAATGTGAGCTCTTTGAATATCAAGATGAGCAAGGAGATATCTTTGAGGGTGATGAAGATCTCATCGATACTGGATATACTGTCAAGCATTACTATCTCCCACAGAATGGAGTTAGTGCTACAGGATCTGCAAGTGTATACAACGGCGCTCTAGAGCAACTGTACATTTCACAAAATGGCAGCAAGTATCTTGAGGCACCAACTGTCACCATTAGTGGAGATGGTACAGGTGCCACAGCATCTGCATATCTCATCAACATTACAGTCTCTGGTGGATCTCCAACTAAATCTGCTGTCATTAGAGGCACAGTAAAAGAGGGAACTCTGAGATCGGTCAAGATCGTTGATGGTGGTGAAGGTTACGATGAAGATAGAGCAACGATTGCCATCAGTGCACCTGCAGCAGGTGGTGTTCCACCTACATTACTTCCAACATTTACAAATGGAAAGTTGACAGCACTGAATATTACAGGTGAAGGATCTGGATATAAGAGTGTTGCATTACTAGATATTGACAATGCTGGCACGGGATACACTACTGCAAGTGTACAAATCTCTGCAGCACCTGTAGGTATTACGGGTTCATTCAAGATTGGAGAATCTGTCACTGGTGGATCTACTGGTGCTATGGCACAACTCGTAGAGTGGGATGCTCAAGAGGCATGGATCAAACTCAAATCCCCTACTGGGACATTCTTGATTGGTGAAACAATCATGGGTAGCACATCTGGTGCAACTATCATCCTAGATAATAGAGATGAGATGGCAAGCACCGATACTAAATATTATGAGAATGTTGCCTTTGAAGATCTTGGGGACGACATTATTGACTTTACTGAGACTAACCCATTTGGAGTAGCTACTTGACATGTTAGGGACATATACATATAACCAGATTATTAGAAAGTGTGTCATTGGATTTGGCACACTCTTTAATGATATTGAGGTTCGCAAGAACAATGCAGACGGAAGCACCTATAGCAGAATGAAGGTGCCCCTGGCATATGGTTCTCGCCAAAAGTTTTTAGCAAGACTAGAACAGCAAGCAGATCTCAACCAGAAGGTTGCGATTACATTACCACGTCTGTCGTTTGAGATGACTGGTGTTTCATATGATGCTAGTAGAAAACTCAGTGCAATTACACTCAATCTCAAAGCAGATAACAATAACGCAGTTAAGAAACAGTATGCGCCAGTTCCATACAATGTAGACTTTGAACTGAACATCATCTCAAAAACGAATGATGATGCTATTGAGATTGTAGAACAGATTCTACCATTCTTCCAACCATCATATAACATGACCATTAAATTGGTCGATGCGATGGAAGAGTTCAGAGATGTTCCTGTTGTCCTGAATAGTGTGAACTATACGGATGACTATGAAGGATCTATGGATGATCGTAAGTTGACATTGTTTACTTTACAGTTTACAGCAAAGACTTATATCTTTGGTCCTGTTGGAACTTCTGGTCCTATCAAAAAGGCAAAGGTCGATTATCATACAGAAGTCGATCTTACAGCACCACGCAGAGTTTCCTATCAGGTCACACCAGCAGCACTGGAAGACAAGAACAAGGATGCTACTACGGAACTTGCAAGTGCAATTACAAAGAGAACTCTCGTCGTCGAAGTTGTAGATTCTACCAACATCCCACTCAAGACATACATCGAAATCGGAAACGAGGTTATGTATGTCAAGTCTAAACCTGCTACAAATAAACTTGGTGTTCGCAGAGCACAAAGAAATACAACCGCAGCAGAAGCAGTTGCAGGTACACCAGTTGACCTAATCAATGCAGCAGATGATGCACTGTTAGATTCTGGTGATGACTTTGGTTTCAATGAGATGACTTCGTTCTATGGATAAGTTTGAAGGTTTAGATGAGGCATTCGAGACAGTCTCTGAAATAGTTCCTGCCGAGGTAGAAGAACCCAAGGCAAAGAAACCTCCTATCAAAAAGGAGGAGAAAGATGACGTAGGTAAAGACTATGAATACGCCAGGGCAAACTTATATCAACTGGTGGATAAAGGACAAGAAGCTATCAACGGCGCTCTTGACTTGGCAATGTCTTCTGATCACCCTAGAGCATATGAAGTTGCTGGACAACTTATCAAGCACGTCGGAGATGTAGCAGACAAGTTGATGGCACTTCAGAAGGATACTAAGTCTGTCAGAGAAGACAAGCAAAAAGGTCCAACCAATGTTACCAATGCTTTGTTTGTCGGCAGTACAGCAGATCTTCAGAAGATGCTGAAGGATGCTAAGAAGAAAGCAGATAAATAAAGTTGTAACTAAACTATCATCATGGAAGAAGAGTCTGATACAGGATTGGAAGTCCTCAATGATGAGGGATATTCAGATACGGGAGAGGGTGACACTCTCGATACTTTGAACGACGAAGGCTACACAGAGGAGTAAAATGTCTAAACCAATTGAAGTCCTAAGCGCAAATTATTCCCAGTTGACTACTAGTAATGATACTAGTATGGATAGGGCAACTTACGTTAGGATTACTAATATCTCTACAGGAACAGCCTACGATATTTTTGTCAGAACTACTGCTAATGATAATAGCACCAATGTTGGTCGTACTATCATTGCTCCAGGAGAAAGTATCCTTATCAAAAAAGATCCAGATGAGTTTGTAGGATCCTCTACTGGAAACGTTTACGCATCAGCAGTTTCACCTAACCCATAAGATAATGAAAGCAATTAAACTTATTGGTGGAAACACTATACACACACCAAATACATATAGCACTGTTGACAGAGCGACTTACGTTCGTATTGTAAGTTATTCTAGTGGAGGAACTAACTTTGGTGTCTTCACTGAATCTGGTGGATCATACACTAGAGTTGCTAGATATGCTATGTCAGCAAGAAGTTCTATGGTCATCAAAAAAGAACCAGATCAATATATTGGTGAAGGATCTGCTTTGTCAAGATGTTCCGCAGTAGCAACTGAGGGTTGATATGGCAGAAAGAATTCCTACAATGTATGGTAGATACTATACCATCAACCTCGTGTGGCGTGGTAGAGAATTCACCCTGTCTGCTTTTACTCCAAAGTTACAGAAACTCCAGAGAACTGGAGCACAACGTATTGCAGAAAAGATCTATCCTGGATGTAGGGTAGTTTCATATCATGAATCTGATAAGACTACAGCACCCACATTCTTAGCAACCGAGGGAACTATGAAATCATTTAGAGAGTTCCGT